GCCAGGCGGAGAGAGCGGTTGACCTCGAGCACGGTTTCTACCTGTTGGCCGTAGGTGCTGCCGTAATGCCGGTGGCAAATCTCATCGAGCATGTCACCCTGCTTTGTTTTGTAGACATTCATTGCAGTGATCCTAAAAGCCCGGAGGCAGAGACATTGAATGGTCCGATCTTCAGCGTTACCTCGGCGTATTTTTTCAAATTGATCTGAAAATCGATTTTGCGGGGCGTTCCGTTGCTCCAGAAAACCTCCTGCGCCTCGTTGATCGATTCGACGACCCAGAGGCCGTAATAGTTTCCCGTTCCTGTGACGAGCGGCAGGGCGATTCCGAGGGAGGCTTGCACGCGCATTTGCGACATCTGGCCAAGTCCGCCTTTGTATTCGGGGAGGATCGTTCCTTGCAGGCTGATGGTTTCGGAGTCGTATCCGCAGTATTGCATCAACGGGGCTTGTCCGAATCGTTCGACTTCTTCCCATTTGTAGGAGCTTTGCCGTTCCAACTGCTGATATGCGGCAGTCGAAATCGAGAACCGGAAAGCGCCAAGGGCGAGCATGGTGTCGTTGGCCATGGTTAGTCGTAGAGTGCGCCACCAGCAAGGGCGGCTTGGCGTCCATCGAGGCGGGCGAGAACGAGGTCGGCAAGCGTGCGCTCGTTCATGCCGGGGCTGGCGTTGATGGTGATGTTGATCGTGCGGTTGTCATTTCGCACGCTCCCGCCTGCGCGGTGGTTGGGGATGATCGACCCGGATGAGGAGGGCGAGAAGATTTCGGGGCCTCGCTCTCCGACGAGGTAGTTTTTGCCAGCGGACACGGGTCCACCAGATGCGCGTGCGCCGTCAATCGGTGCGGGGCCGTCGCCGCCGGTGAAGACGCCTTTGATCGAGCTTCCGAGGCCAACGAATTTTTCACGAACCCAGGAGAACCACGCACCGATTTTGCCTGTGAGCCGGTCGAAGGCTCCTGCGATTGAGTTGTAGATGCTCGTTCCCATGTCCGCGATGGCCATGGTGGTATTGTTGACCCATTCACCGATTGCGCTGCCCATGTTTGAAATGAAGCCTGTGGTGGCTGTCCATGCCTCGTTTAGCGCCCATGCCCATGTGTCCCAGTTGTCAGAGACATGCTTGACCGCAAAGCCGAGGGCGACCACGCCAGCGGCGACAACGGCAACCGTGCCGATGATTGGCAGGAGTGCTGCGCTTCCGCCTGCTGCGGCTGCGGCCATGCCCCAGAGTCCGGTTGTGAGGGAAACGACTGAAATCAGGGCCGTGACGATGGATGCACCAAGCGAGACAACTGCGGCGATTGCTGGTGCGAAGGCAATCGTTCCTATTCCTATTAGCACGGTTTTGACGCCGCCCACCGACTCGATAAATGGCCAAGCGGCCTTGCCCATTTCGACCAGGCTCTTTGCCATGTCGCGGATCTGTGTGCCGATGATGGGGCCGTTGGTTTTGAGCCAGCCGCCAAACTCTTGCGCCACGGCTTTGATGTTTGGGGCGTTTTCGCGGATGAATGAACCAAGCGATGTCATCAGCTCGGTCAGGACGGGCAGGAGTTCGCGCCCGATGATGTTTTGTGAGCCTTGCAGGGCGAGGTTGAATTGGCCCATTGCCTCATCGAACGCATCGCCCATGAGCATGTCGGAATCGCTGAGGAGGTATCCGGCATCTTGCGCGGCTTGCGCGTATCCTTGCAGTCCTTCCTTGCCGAGGTTTAGGAGGTTCGGGATTTTGCGCCCTGCCTTGCCGAAGATGTCTGTGGCGATTTTGGCTTTGTTTACGCTGCCAGTGTATTTGCTGAACGCCTGCGAGATGGTGGCAAACTGCGAGGCGGGGTCCATCTTTTGGAGCTTGCCGATGTTTAGACCAAGCTCGCTGAGTGCCTCGCCGGTCTTGTTGCCGTCCTCGCCAGCATCCACAAGGCGGATGTTCATTTCTGAAAGCGCCTTGTCGGCCATTTCGGCGGAGGCTCCGACTTGGCTCGCGGCGTAGCGCACGGAGAGGAGGAAGTTTGCATCAGTGCCGAGTGTTGCCGCTCCTTCGGCTGCGGAGTCGGCGAAGTTACCAAAGCCCGTTCCGAGTTTCCACACGGCGGCACTGGCTCCTGCGGCTGCTGCGCCGATGGCGACGAATCCGCCTGCGGTGCGCTTGAGGACGGTCTGAAAGTTGTCGCCGATGGGTTTGATCTTGCCCCATGAGTCCATGACTTTTTTGGTCGCGTCCGCCTTCCTGCCGAGGCGTTCCATTTCGCCGGACAGGTCATTTGTGTTGATCTTGGCCTTCTTGAGTTCCTCGCCAAGTTTTGCGAGCGATTGGCGTTGCGTATCGAGCGATTTGCGAAGGCGCTCCACGCCGGAGGTGTCACCAGCTTTCATCGCCTGCATCAGCTTTTTTTGCGTCTCGCCGATTCGCAGTTGTGATGAGTTGAAACTTTCGAGCTTCTTTTGCTGGGAGGTCAGCTTAGAGAGCGCCGATCCGAGAATCTTGGTGTTTCCCGTTACGGCGGCAAACGACGATTTCAGCGAGCCAGCAACGGCCCCGCCGATCTCGATTGTCGCTTTGAATTTTTTCTCGGTGGCCATGATTATTTAGGAAGTTTCCCGCACCAGTCCACAAGCTCCTCGGCGGTCATTGCGCTGATCTCTGCGAGGCTCCATCCGGTGTGACTGGCCAGTGCGAGAGTGCCGCGCATGGCGTCCTCCCGCGTCAGCCTAAAAAACCGGAAAAGGCTTTCTGCAGCTTCTTGTAATCGCCGAGGTCGAGGTCGCGGATTTCGACCGGAGTCACCATGCAGAGGTTGGCGAAGGCGAGAATCTCTGTCTCTTGTTCACTCTGTCCTTTGCTTCCTTCTTCAGCCGCCAGCATGTCGCCAACCTTCGGCCTGCGGAGGGTGAGGCGCCGGCATTCGATGCCTTCAATTTTGATCGGGAAATCGAGTTCGATTTCGACGGTGGATTTTTTGCTCGCCATTTTTGCGCTGGATTAGATGCCGATGGCGTTGCGCTGGGCTGCGAGGCGGTCTGTGCCGTTCACGATGCGAACCATGTTTGGAACATCGATGTCGTTGATGGTCCGGCCTGCTTGGGTGTATTTGTAGCTGCGAAGGTCCATCGTGAAACTGATGGTTGATTTCTCGCCAGCCTTCCACGCGCCGGGTTCCATCGTGCGGATTGTGCCGTTCATGTAAACGACCACGGGCGTCACTGAGCCGTCGAGGCTTTCGAGAGCGCCACGGGCCACGAGTGGCACGGTCTGGCCTTGTCCCATGCCCCAGAGGTTGAGGACATTTTCCTCGTAGCCTGAGAGCACGAAGGAGGCTTCCAGTTTCTCCTGGCCCATTTCCACGGCCACGCTTGCGTCCATTCCGCCAGCGCGGAAATCTTCGACTACGAGGCCGAGGGTCGGAAGTTGCAGCTCGTCGACGACGCCTGCGAAGCCGCGCCCGTCAACGTAGAGGTTGAAGTTTTTGAGGATGTTCGATGCGGTTGCCATGGTCTTTTTTTAGTTGAGGATTTCTTTGAGGTATTCGTTGGTCAGTTCGCCTCGGAAAGTGATGTGCTCGGCTGGGTAAGGCGGTGTGAAGTCGAAGTTGAAAAACACCTTTCCGAGTTGGATGTTTGCCGGGGTGTTTAAATCTGGGTCTGCCCAGCATTTGCCGCCGAGGATTGCGCCTTGGTTTTTGAGGCTCGCGAGGTAGGCGTTGACGGACTCGGTGACATCTTCGAGGTATGTTTTCGAGATGAGGCGATCCACTGCCCAGAGGTGGGCGCGTTGCAGGCTGTCGAAAATGAGGTCGGCTGTGCGGCGAACATTGACGAATTGGTATTTTGCATCGGTCGATCCGGTCTGGTTGCCCCAGAGGCGGAAGCCACCGCTGCGGATGAAGGTGGCGACATTGCCGAGGTTGAGCACATTGGCCAGCGAGGAGGTGTCACCGAGGACGAAATCAACGGCTTTGTCGATCTTCTCGATGCCGGAAACTTCGTTGTTGGAGGGTGACCACCAAAAGCCACGCTCGTTATCGATGCGAGCCATGACGCCTGCCACATATGGCGCGGGGTCTCCGCCGCCGTTGACGGCTGGCCAGATGCCATAGATGCGGTCGTTGCCGTTTGCTGTGACCCATGCGGAGGCTTCGGTGGCGGTGTCGATTGCGGCAACGCTTGAAACGAGTCCAGCGATGGCAACCGCACGGAGAGCGGAGGCGACGAGTTTTACATCGTCAATCGTGGTCGTTTCGTAAGCGCCTTCAGCAACGATGAGGCGAGGCGTGACATTGAGTTCTGCCTGCGCTTTGCGCAGGGCGTGGACGCCTGTGAGCAGACTGGAGCTGCCAGCGACATCCGCTGCCGCTGCAACGCGAACGACGACGACAACCGCGCCGGTCTGTGCGTAGATGGCCTCAATGGCCTTGCCGAGGTAGCTGGTCGCGCCGAGCTTGGTTGAGACTCCCGTGGGCGAGGTGACGAGGACGGGCGTATTCAGCGGGAAATCAACGTGTGTCGCGCCTGTGCCTACGAGGCCGATGACGCTTGAGGAAACGGTTTTGATCGGGCGCGGCCCGCCTGTGATTTCTTGGACTTCGACGCCGTGGAGAAAATTTGACATGGTGATTTAGTGGTTTGCGGTTGCGGGTGAGAGTGTGCGGGGATCGTGTTGCGGTGTCTTCTGCGGGGACTTCCTTAGAATTTGATGCAGTAGAGGAGGGCGATGTTTTTGGGGCGGGTTTCGGTGCCGCCTGTTTCTGTCATGGTAATTGTGTGGCTGTGGTTTCCAACGGTGCTAGTTTGCCCGTTTGAGTCAGGGTTACGCATAATGTTCTGCACAGCGCCGCCAGAGCTTCCGCCCTGCAAATTAAAGGTTGCGGAGTGGGAGTTGTAAGTATGCTTATGCTCGCCATCGGACGAGTTTGTTGCAGGGTGTTTGTGACTCTTAAAATCGTCCGCCTGCTTCGTTCCAAACGTTCCCGCTGCCGTGCCGTCCGCATTTGTCCCACTGCCACGCACGAAGTATCCGCGCAGGTCTGGCACATTGAAGGTTGTGCTGCCGTCTCCGACTCCGTAGAGCGTGCCGATGGCGGCAAAAAGTGCGGGGTATAATGCCCTTGAAACCGCCGCGCCATTTGCAGCGAGCCAGCCCGATGGCACGACATTCATGGCAAATGGCAGGACTGCGCCGGGAGGGACAAAGAGAGCGGCTGCGCTGGCGAGGCCGGCAGGAGTGACTGCACGGGCTGTGTCCGTTCCTGTCTGGGTTTCAACATTTGTCGCCAGCTCCACAATGCCAGCGCGTGTGTCTGTGGCGGTGCGACTGGCGAGGCCTGCGGGGGTCACTGCGCGCCCGGTGTCCGTTCCAGTTTGCGTTTGATCGATTGTTGCGAGCGCTACAAGCCCAGCTTGTCCAGTGCTTGCTATGCGACTTGCGAGGCCAGCGGGTGTCACGGCCAGAGTTGTAATTGTTCCCGCCTGCGTCTCGGCGTTTGTTGCTAACTCCACGATTCCTGCCCGTGCGTCTGTGGCCGTGCGACTAGCCAATGATGCAGGAGTGACCGCTTTGTTTGCGTCCGTTCCTGTCTGGGTTTCGGCGTTGCTTGCCAGCGCGACCACCCCAGCGCGACCAGTTGTCGCCGTTCGATCCACGAGCCGGGCAACGGTGAGCGCCTTGGTTGCGTCGGGCGCGAGAGCTTGCGCCTCGGCTGTTGTTGCCAGCGCGATGACGCCACGGCGGGATTCTGTGGCGGTGACCTGCGCCAGCTTGAGCGGCGTGATGATTTTGGTGTCTATTGTTCCTGCCTGCGCCTCCGCTGTGGTAGCGATGGCAAGCACGCCGAGACGGGTTTCGTTGGCTTGTGCGTAGGAAAATCCTGCGTCTCCGACGACAACCGTTCCCGCTGGCACATTGGTCATCACAAAATCCAGTGCGAAGAGTGCCGATGCCGTGCTCCCTTTGGTGAGGATCACGCCTGGTTGCGAGCAGATGGCGAACAGGACATTGTTGTTTGTGTAAAGGCCGATTTCTTTGACCGAGTAGGAGTCTGCGGAATCGTCCTGCGCGGTCATGTGGATCGTTCCCGGCACTGGCACGCTGCTTCCGCTTGGATCGAACCGTTTGATCTCTGTTTGAAGCGATGTGCGGCTGGCTGTGGGCGTGTAGCCTGCGCTGCCGATGGCGATTTTTGTGAGTGTTACAGGGCCGATGGCCCCGCCAACTTGGGCGATGGCGGCGCGGCCTGCGTCGGTGATGATGAATTGAAGGGCCATGATGGGTTAGTAGGTGGCTGCGCAATCGAGGCGGTTGAATGTGGCGGGGCGGCAGATGCCGACGATGTTCACGCTGCCGACGAAGGATTCGAGGGCTGATAGGGTGAACGAACTGCGCACGGGTTTGACGGCAGAGACTGCTTTGCTGATCGAGTCCTGCACTTCGGCGGGGGTTTGGAGCCAGCCGAGGGCGATGCCGAAAGTGTGGGGGGTGCCTTTTGGCGTGGTCTGCCACCACTCGCTGAGTTGCAGCGCGATGCCGAATGAGTCGAGGAGTGTTTTGACAGCGGCGACGGTGCCTTTTTTGCGGTGAATCTCGGCAGAGTTCTTGATGACATTTCGCTTGGTTGCGGTCGTCCAGTTGGCATCCCACTCGTCGACGGATGTCGCCCAGGCTAACCATGGCAGGAGCTCCTCCGGGCAGGTGTCGGGATTCCAGAGTGAGCGGATGGGGGTGTCGATTGAGCCGAGGCGGGCGGTGGCGAGAGAAAGGGATCGCTCTGGCGCTGTCGCGTTGGAAGGAAGCAGGTCGCGCAGCGAGAGGTCGGGGGCGATTGGCTCCGTTTCCGTCGAAGGGATTTGGTAATCGGCGTTTGTGCGTTGCTCCCACGAGGTGTTGAGAGCGACGCGGGTCTCGACAAGCTCGCCGGACGAGCTGTATTCGTGCCGCAGGATATTCCAGAGTAAATCCGTGACGGCGGCGGCGTCTGGAGCCTGCCCGTAATACCAAAAGAGGCCGTCTTGGTCTGACAGATATTGGTAAATCGAGCGGCTCATTTTACTGGCTCAAGCCTCCGTATGTCAGATTGATCGCGGTGCAGAAGGGGGCTTGCGTGTGGTCGCAGACGATGTTGGCCGTGGGGGCGGCAAGGTTGACTTTTTGCACGCCGTCCACATGCAGTGCTGCGTAGATCGCGGAGATGTTGATGTCGTTGCCGACTTTGTGATTCTGCGTTGCGAATTCTTGGGCGCTGGCTTGGGCTTCGGCCATGACCACTGACGAGTCAGGGCCGGGGAAAGTGAAAATGGTCGCGGTGATCGTGTAGTTCTGGATCGATGCGCCTTGCACGGTCACGGCATCGGTTAGCGGGCGGACGCTTTCGGCGTTGAGTGCCAGTGATACATTGCTGACAACGGTTGCCGAGGGTGCGCCGTTACCTGTGAGGCCGAGGACGGTCACGAGGACATTGCCGGGGGAGACGGTAGGAGGGCCGACGATAGTCGCGTGTTTGACTCCAGCCACTTTGAGCGCGTGGTAAAGATAGCTTCCTTCCGGGCCGGCGGTGCTCAAGCCCTCAAGGGCGAGTGTGACGCGATAGCGGAAATCGGTGTCCGTTTCCATGACGGCCAAGCGCGGCGGGATCGCAGTCGGGGCGGCTGGAACGAGAACTTTGCGGGTTGTGCCGAAGAGCGCTCCGAGTTGGTCGAGGTCGCTGCCGGTCGCGTAGGCGAGCATGACGCCACGGGCGGCATCGTTGACGCGCTGCCGGATGAGCATTTCGCGGTAGGCGCAAACTTCCAGAATTTTAAAGGCGGGGTCGCTTTCCACGATGGCCGTGAATGCGGGATTGCGGGCTTTGAGGTCGTCCACCATTTCCTGCAAAATTGCGACGTAGTGCAGGCCTTCGATCACTTTCGGCGCTGGCAAACTTGAAAGATCGATTGGCGTGTAGCTCATACAACCATGCCGTCCAGAGTGAGAGGCGTTCCGGTCGGGAGATAGACCCCCTCGAGGCCGATTGTGATCTTTCCGGGTTCGATGGCCTGAGCGATGACGCGCGTGATCTCAACGCGAGGCTCCCATTTGCGAATGGCCTCGATGGTTGCGACATAGATTTCCACGATGGTTCCGCGATTTATGGGGGCGTCCACGAGGTCAAACAGGCGTGAGCCGTAGTCTCGGAGCATGACGCGAGATCCGAGCGGGGTCGTTAAGATGTCCCGAATTGACTGCTTTAAATGGTTCAGCCCGGAAAGCGCCTTGCCGGTCTCGCTGCTCATGCCTCGCATCGAGAGGTCGGGGGCGATTGGCTCCGTTTCCGTCGAAGGGATTTGGTAATCGGCGTTTGTGCGTTGCTCCCACGAGGTGTTAAGAGCGACGCGGGTCTCGACAAGCTCGCCGGACGAGCTGTATTCGTGCCGCAGGATATTCCAGAGTAAATCCGTGACGGCGGCGGCGTCTGGAGCCTGCCCGTAATACCAAAAGAGGCCGTCTTGGTCTGACAGATATTGGTAAATCGAGCGGCTCATTTTACTGGCTCAGACCTCCGTATGTCAGATTGATTGCTGTGCATGACGCAGGATTTTATGGCGGCGCTGGGGGGTGTCTTCTGCGGGGACTTCCCGCCACGGAGAACACGGAGGAGGTTATGGATTGGGGACTGCTGTGATGCTTGTGCCGGGCATGACGCCGCCGTGCGTGTGCGTCGAGAGCGTTATGCCGTTGGATTTCATCAGACCCGTCTGGTCGTAGTTTCCGGTTTGCGTGATGTTGCCGTTGATCGTGATTCCGCTGCTGGAGATTTCGAGGGAGGTTCCGCCGACTGTGATTTTCACGCTGCCGGATGTGACTTCGATTTTGCTGCTGCTGCCGAGGGTGTGGGTGATCTTGCTGGCGGTGATTTCGGTCTTTGCGTCCGATCCCACTTTTGCCGTGATCTTGTCGGGCGTTATCTCTGTCTGGGCATCGTCTCCGACTTTGACGATGGCTTTTCCTTCGGGGAGTTGGATGCGGTGTGCGTGGGCTTCTCGGTCGTATTCGATGACGGCCCCGTCTTTGT